CAGTAGACGAGCGCATGCATGATTTGTCGGATGCCTTCTGCATTGTCGGCCCTCAGTCTCAGGCGAAAAAAATCGGCGGTATCAGCACCAGTGCGGTAGAGCTGCGCAGCGATGACGGGGAAACAAAGTTGAGCCTTAATCCTGCCAGCGGAGCTATCAACGGCACGGCGCCGGGAGGTTTTAACCTGAACGGGCTTAAAATTCTTTCGGACGGCCGCCTGCAGCTGGTGGATGGCTCAATCGTTGATAAGCATACGCATGGTGGCGTTGAACCTGGTGGCAGCAGTACAGCACCACTCGGAGGATGATATGCGATACCGTCGAGAAGATGACGATGGGGATTACACCTTCGGTCAGGGCGATGATACCTGGCTGGTTAACTCCCCCGAGGCTGTCGCGCAGGCCATAAAAACTCGCTTTCTGCTTTGGTACGGACAGTGGTTTCTGGACACCACAGAAGGTACGCCATGGATTCAGTCCGTTCTGGGTAAGCAAAAGCCGGATACCTACAACCTCGCTATCCGTAAGCGGATCCTCGAAACGCAGGGGGTTAGCTCAATCACTGCATTTAATACCACTGTTGACGGTACCACGCGCCGTGTAACGTTCACTGCGACGGTGGAAACCATCTACGGGACAACCACAGTAACTTCGGAGGCGTAATGTCTTTGGACCTCGACACGCTCGGCTTATCGGCAACGGTAACCGCTGAGGGGATAAGTGCGCCCGACTACCAGACCGTTCTGGACACCATCACTGGTTATTTTCAGCAGATTTATGGCAGTGATGCCTATCTTGACCCGGACAGCAAAGACGGCCAGATGGTCGCTCTGGTGGCTCTGGCCATTCACGATGCCAACAACACGGCCATTTCCGTTTACCGGTCATTTTCTCCGTCGACGGCGCTGGACGATGCATTAACCAGTAACGTCAAAATTAACGGCATCACTCGCCGTGCTGCGACAAACTCTACGGTAGATGAGCTGATCGAAGGTGAGGCCGGAACGTTGATCACAAACGGGTCTGTGAAAGATGCCAACGGTATCATCTGGAATCTTCCTGCTCAGGTGACAATTGGTATTGATGGGACGGTTATTGCTACAGCGACGTGTTCTGTTGCTGGTGCTGTGGCCGCCCCTGCCGGGTCAGTCAATAAGATAAACACCCCGACACGTGGTTGGGTATCAGTAACTAACCCGCAAGCGGCTACGGTAGGCGTTGCTGCCGAAACAAATGCTGAATTGCGTGTCCGGCAATCACAGAGCGTTGCTTTACCGTCTCTGACGCCGTTTGAGGCGGTAGATGGCGCGATAGCAAATATCAGCGGCGTAACGCGACACAAGCTGTATGAGAACGATACAGATACCACTGATGCAAATGGCCTGCCTCCGCACTCAATCGCCGCCATTGTAGAAGGTGGTGATGCGACGGTCATTGCAAACAGCATTCGTGGTGTGAAAGGGCAGGGCGTAACACCCTACGGTAGTACGGTGATTGTTGTGCCTGATAAGTACGGAAACCCTCACTCGGTAGGTTTTTCAAGGCCGGTCGATGTACCCATTTACGTCAAAATCACTATCGAACCTCTTACGGGCTACACATCCCAGGTTGGCGAAGAGATAAAGGCGGCTGTATCTGCCTACATTAACTCACTGGCAATCGGCGCCAGCGTTCTTCTCAGTCGCGTTTACTCACCGGCTAACCTTGGTGTTGTCAGTGGTGGTAATGCCAGGTATTACGACATTACCGAGTTGCTGATCGGGACGTCTGCCGGTGGCGTAGCCGCGGCAAACGTGGATATTGCCTTTGACCAGTCAGCATCCTGCGCCGTCAGCAATATTAATCTGGTGGTCTCATGAGCAGATACACTGACCGCATAACAAACTACCACGCCGGTAAACCAAAGTTCTTTGCCCACGTCGACCTATCCACCAGGCCACTGAGTGATGTTTCCGATGCCATGTCACGGCTAATACCCGATTTTGATATTGATACCGCCGTAGGCGTGCAACTCGACGTTGTGGGTGAATGGGTTGGGCGCTCCCGGCGCGTAGCCACACCGGTAACCGGGATTTATTTTTCGTGGGACACCGAGCGGGTTGGCTGGGACCAGGGGGTCTGGCAGGGCCCATATGACCCAAACGACGGTTTTATCGATCTAAGCGATGAAATATATCGGCTAATGCTGAAGGTGAAAGTGGCGATAAACAACTGGGATGGACAGAACGACTCGCTTCCTCCAATTCTTGATACCGCCCTTGCCGGGTCCGGGATCCGAATGGCTATTGTCGACAACCAGGATATGTCGATTTCTATCTGGATACTCGGTGACCCATCGGTAGCCCTAAGTGAAATAGACCGGTTAATTCTGGATAGCGCCGTCAATAAAGGCCCCTTTATCGCATTACCGGCAGGTTACGTACCATCGCGCTATGACATTAACCCAATTGACCAGGTTAACAGCGAACTATGGTGGGCTATTCAAAACGGTTATATGACGGTTAAGGCCGCCGGAGTTCGTGTCCGTGAAATAGAGACCGTCAGTGATGGTTATCAGTTTTTTGGCTTCGATATCGAAAATGACTATATCGCTGGTTTCGACCGCGGGTCATGGGGAGAGAGATTTTAATGGCGACTAACGATTTTAAACCCTTCGCTACTGGTAGCGGGGCAAACGTATTATCACAGGCTGATTATGAAGCGCTATCTGCACTGGCATCAGGATTTCTTTCCGGCAAAGCCTCGTCAGCACAAGTAAATAAAGCACTACGGCAATCCTCTACAATTGCTGCCGTCCTTGCGCAATTCATGGCGGATAGCACAGGAAGCGATGTCCTGGATAATGGAAACATTGCCACGTTACTAAATATTCTCAAGTCCGCACTTAATAATCAGGCAGAAGGACGCCTGCTCCGCATTCAGGTTTTTACCGCTAGCGGAGCATGGGTAAAAACTGCTGGCACTAAAAAAGTCAGAATCAAGGCATGGGGTGCAGGCGGGGGTGGGAAGGGAACGGACACAGCAGGGACGGGGGCATCAAGTGGCGCAGGTGGGGCTTATGTAGAGGGCTTGTATGATGTAAGTAGCATCACTGGAGCAAATATTGTTATCGGTGCTGGTGGCGCTGCTGTTGTGGCAGGAAATTCCGGAAACGGTGGCGATGGTGGTGATACTACCATTGTTGATCTTGGCATTTCTGCAGGCGGTGGGAAGGGCGGCAATTCAACGGGTAATTCTGCTGGAGGTACTCCCGGCGCGCCCTCTGTAGGGACTATTTTTTCAGTGGTCGGGCAAGGTGGCCAGGGGGCGGTCGGCGCCTTGGGCGGTGTGGGTGGAGCGTCTCACAGCAGTTATGGTGGTCTTCCTCACGTCAGTACATCTGGAGATGATGGTTTCTTTCCCGGTGGCGGCGGTGCTGGTGCATCGTATGATTCAGTGGCCAGGGCGTCAGGGAAAGGGGCTAATGGCTACGTTATCATTGAGGAGCTGGCATAATGGCAGGAAATTATGCGGTCATTGAAAACGGGATAGTCATCAATATAATTATTGCAGAAAATGGTTATGAGTACGCTGGTGCAGACCTTGTGGAATATCAAGAAAACATATTTTGCCAGCCAGGAATGTTTTATAACAAAGATGATGGTTTATTCTATGACGACAAAGAGTTCTCAAAAATAAATAACATCATCTAAGTGCATGTAAATTACCAATCAACCGGCATATGCCGGTTTTTTTATTGGGGCGACCATGAGTGAATACGATACCGGCAATCCTGTGCCGTCTGCATCCATGCCTGATGCATGGGATAATATGCAGTCTATTGACAAGTTCGTTAATAGCAGCGAAGAGACCATTACCACACGCACAGGCGAACAGTTAGATACTTTGCGTGGCGTTAATGTTAAGGCGGACAACCAGCTAACGCAGCAGCAAGAAGACTTTGAAACCTCACAAAAAGAAAGGGATGCTGTAGTTGAGGAAGCCCGCCAGAACCTGATCCCTCTCAGCCGGCAGTACATGACGCTGGCGGCGGCACAAGCGGATATTGCGAATAACCCCGAGGGTAGCACCACGTATTACCGCAGCCCGGACGACAGCGCGCTCGCGATCGAAGTCATGAATGTTGGCGGGACGCTGCAGCCTACCGGGCGAAAAATGCCGTCCAGTCAGGCTGTAGATTCAGTGAGGGGATTAATAGACAGCCAGGGCGAAAACCCATTTTCAGTGGTGTTTAAAAATGGTCTTTCACCGTTCGGCTACAAAGACGGGCGACTGTATGCTGATGAATTTCAGAAGCTCTATTCTTCAGATGCCGGGTTAGAGTTTGGCGGCAGCATCATTGATAACAATCCGCCGGATGGATGGCGTTTTGTCATCTACTATCGAAATGGTC